GTTTAAACCGTATGTCGGGTAAGCCTGATGGCAGAATACCAGTAGGACGTGTATCACAGGAAACTATCTCAAAGACCTGTGGCGTAAATGTAGTGCGTGTTAATCAGATCTTGAATGGCAAAGGCAATTTCAAGCAAGAGATGATCGACAAGGTGTTGAAGACGGCTAGTGATCTTGGATACGAGAAGACGCACAACCCAACACAACATCACAAATCAACACTTACACAAGACAAGGCAGATAAGATTGTAGAAGGAGTAATACTCAACAAGACACTTGAGACTATAGCGAAAGAGACAGGGTTCATAGAAAGCACAGTGTTCAAGTATGTTAGAGGTGTTAAGGTTCCGCATGACTACCCAGAGACTGAAGAAGAGTGGCGCAAAGATGTTGTCGGATTCATGGAGGTTGCTATATGGAAAGGCACTAAACGTCTTGCTGAATCAGCAATTGAATTCATTGATGATCGCACTTTACCCGTAGCGATAGGAATCACTTTGGACAAATTATCCACACTGAAGGGCCAGCCTAATAGCATACACCTATCTATGACAGCCTCGATCAGCCACCGCGACCTAATGGCTGACCTAAAGGACCGTGATGTGACCCCAGTCAACGACGAGCAGACCCATGACTTGGTTTAGGTAATGTCCCGAAATGTCCTACCCCTACCACAAGTGACCACGCAGAAACCACGCATTTAGGCCTGTTTATGGCAGTCAGATGCACAATAGCAGTTATATTCACTTCGACACAAAATCACGCAGCAATAGCCCGTAAACATTGGGTCAAACGCACATTAGCCACCGTTCAAAAGGCCAATGTCCTACCCCTCCGCCAAGGCCGGCACCAAGCAGGCCCAGGCAGGATGGGGGGAGGGGGTCAGGCCATCGGCTGCAGCGCCAAAAGGCGACGGGTAAACCAAAGCGAAAAATATTAACAAATGTCCACCCCCCTCTGCCTCCTCTGCTCCAAGCCATTCGTTATCCTCAAGCACCACACCGGCCCTAAACAAAAGCGCTTCTGCACCGAGGCGTGCAACACAGCCTGGTGGAACGAGCAGCCACAGCACCCTGTTATACCCCGGGTAGACGCCGCGCACCCCCGTGCTGTTGAGTTGCGCCTCAAGCGGACCCAGCTCGTAACCTTAGAAAAAGCCGACCCGTATACCTACGGCTACATTCCTGACCACTGGGAGATCGGCAACACCGAGTACGCACTCACCCAGGAGCTGTTGGTATCCGGCGGCAACCGGGCTGGTAAAACGCTATGGGCAGCCCGGCGAGTGGTGCAGACGCTGTTGGAGAAGGAGAACGCCGCGGTACTGTGTTGTCATACCAGCCATGCCACTAGTGTAACAGTGCAGCAACCCGCTATATATAACTACCTGCCTGTAGCACTACGAGGCACCAAGAAGGGCAGGATCCACTATCTCAACTACAGCCGGAAGAATGGTTTTACGGATGGTTCATTCATTCTCCCTAATGGCTCTCGGTGCGACTTTTTGAACTACACGCAATCGGAGAACACGATTGAGGGGCGGGAGGCGGACATGATCTGGTGCGACGAGCTGGTGCCACAGTCATGGGTTGAGACACTGCGCTACCGGCTCATTACACGCCGCGGCAAGCTACTGGTGACCCAGACTCCACTGGAGGGCGTTGCCAGTGTATATAAGGAATTTACCGCCGGCTCTGCTATCACTAGGTTCGATGAGGCCGAGTTGCTTAAGGGCAAGCAGGCGCTGCCTACATGGCCTGTGGGTAAGGCGGCCAGGACAATGGTGCAGGCCCAGACCAATAGGCGGACGGTGTTCTTCTTTAGCGAGGACAACCCATACAACCCGTTCGACGAGATGAAGTTGAAGTTAATCACGGCACCTATGGGACAGATATTGACCCGGGCCTATGGGTGGGCCAGTGACAACATCGGCAAGGCCTTCGCTAGGTTCAGAGTCGACATCCACTGCATCGAGCCCGAGGCCGTGCCTCCTGGGGGGACGCTTTATATGGTGTGCGACCCTGCCGGAGCGCGGAATTGGTTCTGTATGTGGATGCTGGTCTATGAGAATGGCCGGCGGATCGTGGTGCGTGAGTTCCCCGACTACGCCAACTACGGCGAGTGGACCTTCCCATCGGAGAAGCACGACGGCAAGGCAGGCCCAGCACAGACACTGGATGCAGGCCGGTCGATATCGGAGTATCGGACCATGTTTCGGACCATTGAGGCGGAGCTAGGCTATGGGGAGCCCGTGATGCGATTGATCGACCCCAAGGCCGGCGGTAGCCCGGCACTATCGGAACAAGGGGGCACCACACTCATCGACCTACTGGCTGAATCAGACAACCCACTGGACGAGGGGATGGCCTTCATCCCGGCGCCAGGCGTGCCTGTGGACCAGCGGACGAGCGCCATCAACAGCCTGCTGTCCTACGATGCTACGCAGGCGCTCACCCCGTTAAACGAGCCGGCGCTGTATGTGGTCAAGACCTGCAGCAACCTGATCTATGCTTTGAGCGAGCACACAGGCAGGGATGGTCAGAAGGGGGCTAGCAAGGATCCTATTGACTGCATCGGTATGCTTTTGGTCTCGGGCCTTGCTTACGTAGGCAATGGGGGCTTCAATTCCCGCGGCGGCGGTGGATACTAATCTCTGAACCTATGCAAGGCGATTCATACAAGACGGCAACGGATGTGATGGCCCGGGTTGGACCCGAGCCCAATGTGTCAGCTCTCACCGAGGAGTTGCGTCGTAGTGCAACCGACTTCGGTCAAACATCCCGCTCTGAACGTGTTCAGAATACGAGGTTTTGCCAGTGGCCAGGACAAACCGACGACGGCAAGAAGTGGAACGACAGTGGCCGTAATAAGCCTGCGTTCCCCTGGGACGGTGCATCCGACACGCGCATCCCGCTCGCCGATGAGGTAATCAACGGGATGGTGGATCTCTGCTCGACTGCCTTCTGGCGCTCGATGCTCCGGGTATCGCCCACCAACGTCAGCCAGCTCGATCAGGCTGTGACCGCCCACAACCTGATGGATTGGACTGTGAATGCGAAGATGTACAACGACCTAACCCGGGACGTTGAGTTGCTATCGCAGTACCTGTGGACCTACGGCTGGGCCGGCGTCCACATCACCTGGCAGCAGGAGATGGGGCAGAAGGAGCAGTACCTCACCATGGACCAGGTGATGGCACTGGCCGCCCAGTCCCCCGAGGGCTCGGTCCTAGCAGACTTCCCTAACCTCATTGCCAACCCCGAGGCCGATGACCAGTCCGCGGAACTGATCATGGCCGCCTTCCCGAACTTAAAAAAGCGCCGGGCACTGAAGGCTGTGCGCGAGTTGCGTGACGAGGGCGAGTGCGACTTCCCGGTGCCCACCATGGTCACCAACAAGCCGATGGTGGCCGCGTTAGCCCCCTGGGATGAGCTGGCGTTCCCCCCGGAGACCACCGACATCCAGAGTGCCCGGGTGGTGTTCCGGCGCTACTACATGACCGAGGCCCAGTTGCTGAACAAGGTGAAGACCGACGACTGGGATGAGGAGTGGGCGCAGGAAGCCATCAACACGATGGGCCGGTTCTCCAACTACGCGGACTATTCCTACACGAGCGGCCTGGCCAACAACTCGGTCATGGATCGTGAGAACCTGATTGAGATCGTGTACGCCTATCAGAAGTCGATTGATGAAGACGGTGTTCCTGGAGTGTTCTACACGGTGTTCAGTCCCCAGGTAGGCGACAAGTGGGGCTACTTTGAGGCCTTGGACTACGGGCACGGGCAGTATCCGTTTGTTATCTGGCGCTCCGAGATGATCCATCGGCAGATCTGCGAGAGCCGCGGTGTGCCCGAGGTGTGCATGACCTGGCAGGAGGAAGTGAAGGCCCAGCGCGATAGTATCTTCGATTACACCAGCCTGGCCACACTGCCCCCCATCGAGGTGCCCAAAACTAGGGGCGGTAATTTGAAGATCGGGCCGGCCATCCAGATCCCGGTGCTACGCCGCGGCGAGATTGGGTTCCTACAACCGCCTGCCCGTGAGCCTGGAGTGGCCTTCCAGCTCATTGAAGCGGTGATGGCGCAGACCGACAGGTACTTCGGCAGGCCCACCGAGAAGGTGGCTCCTGCTGTGACCCAGATGCGTCAGCAGCGCATCATCAACAACTGGCTGCATGGTTGGACCGAGGCCTTCCGCCAGGTGCTGACGTTGACCCTGCAATATGTGGGGCCCGAAGAGATCCAGCGCGTGACCGCGTCACAAACTGCATTGCCTCAAGACATCCAAGACTTCGATGTGATGCTGAAGTTCGATGTCCGGGAGCTCTCGACCGACTTGGTCACCGAGAAGCTGAAGGCTATCAGCACCCTGGTGCTGCCTTTGGACACTGCCGGCGTCATTGACCGGGCTAAGTTGATCTCTGTGGCGCTCCGGGCCATTGATCCGAACCTTGCAAGCGAGCTGGTGATGCAACAGGGGCCTGCAAGCCAGAAAATGTTCAACGAAACCAACGATGAGTTGGCGTTGATAAGCCTCGGTAACCCTCCGCAATTGCGCGAGAACGACCCTACGGCAGCAATGCGGCTGCAATTCAGTCAGCAGGTGCTCCAAAGCAATCCGAAGTACCAGCAACAGCTCCAGCAGGACCAGTTGTTCCAAGCTAACCTGCAGAAATACATCGAAAATCTGCAATTCTCGGTTCAACAGCAGCAAAACGCTGTGACCGGACGCCTAGGAGTTCAACAATGAGACTTTCAGAAGCTAAAATCCAAGAGGCCTTCGTTTCAGCGGGGGACAATTCACCGCTAATGGCTGCATTGCTTCAAATGCTGTCGGACATGATTGAGTCCGAGGTGTTGAGTTGCGTGCAGTCCGATTTAACGGACTCAGGAAGGGCTTACAACTGTGGTAGAGCTTCTTCACTCAAGGATTTATCGAGCTACATTGACAATTTGAGGGCAGCTAATGGTTTGACGGATCAATCCAAGTAGTACCTCTTTACCACAACGGTTTCTTGGTTGACCTTAACAACCATGGCGCACAATACCCAGCTTGCAGGGTCTAAACAGCATGGATTCAATCAATACTAAGCAGGAAGCGACACCTGGAGAAAACACGGTACGATCCCAATTGCCGAACCCAATCAACTTCGATGAGGGGGCGCTGGCAAAGCTACTGAAGACACGATTCAGTGGGGAGGAAGAAACGCCAAAGCAGCAAATCGAGGAAAACACAGAGCCCGAGTCCGCGGATGCGGAGTCTCAGGCCGAGGAAGCGGATCCTACCGCTGAACAAGAGGATAATCAGGCCGAGTCGCCTGAGGATGTTCTTTCTGATAATAAGACCGAAGACCAAGCTGAAGAGGAACCGTCTGGCTACCGTAAACGCATCGACAAGCTGACCCGTCAAAAGCGGGAGGCTTTAGAAAAAGCCGATGCATTAGAGCGGGAGCTGAACGAGACCAAAACTAAGCTGGAGCAAAATCAGTCGGATAGGCCGGTGCCGGTGGTGAATCAAGCCGATCCGTTTGCTGATGTCTGGGACGCGAAGAAACTCGATGAAGAGTGGAACAAGGCCCGAGATCTCAAACGCTGGTGCGAGGATAACATCGATGGCTGCGAAATAGGTGACAAGGAATACAGTTCTAGCGAGATCAAGCAGATCAAGCGGCGCGTAGAAGACGCACTGGATATGCACATCCCGTCGAGAGCCCGGTTCCTGAACAACTACAAGCAGATCCAGCCTATCGCAGAGCAGATCTATCCCTTCTGGAAGGATCGAAAGAGCGCTCAGTACACCGAGGCGCAGGCAGTGTTGCGGCAGTTGCCACAGCTCTCTGCGTTACCGGAGCACCAAGTGCTTGTTGGAGATTTCCTAGAAGGAAGAAGGTTGCGAATGGAACGTGAAATGAAAAGTAAAACCCCAGTCCGTGTTCCTGCAAAAGCTCCAAGCCAGCCAGGAAAGCCCACTGCTGCTCCCGTGAAAAAGGATGCAGCCAAAGCCAACCTGCAGTTTGCTAAGTCCCGGTTTCAGAAATCAGGAGGTACGTCTGAATTGGCTCAAGTATTGAAAAGGATGCTCTGATTTATGCCACTGCTACAAGAAAACCAAGCCGGTACAACGCCGCTCGCTTCCACTTCGTCAGTTCGTGAGGATCTGGCGGACTACATTGCCATTGTCGATGCGAAATCGACCCCGTTTGTTTCAATGTCTCCGAAAGGAAAAGACATCGGAAATATGCAATTTTCTTGGCTCGTAGATAATTACGCTGTCCCGACTATGGGTGGCGTTGTTGACGGTGCTGATGTGACTGTGTCTACCGCCGGAAACCCGGTGGAGAACCGAACCCGCCTCAACAACTACGGCCAGGTGTTCCGTAAAGACTTGCGTGTCGGCTTTATTGCTGAGACCCAGAACGTCGCTGGTGTGACCGATGAGTTGGCCAACGGTATTGCTAAACGATTGGTTGAGTTGAAGCGCTCAATGGAGGCGACCTTCATGTGCAGCAATCAAGCTGCCCAGAGTGAGGTTAGCAGCTCCAATCCCTATCAGACCGGATCGCTGGGTAACTGGTTGACCGCCGATTCTGCGGCCAATATCGGCGCGGTGGCTAGTGGATCACAGTTTAAGCCGGCCTCCGGCGCTGTTATCGACACTGCTACGGCTTCGATCACCGAAGCCGTCATCCAGAACGTGCTGACTGCCATCTACGGCAACACCGGCACCTTCCGCGACTACGACTGTATCTTGGGTTCCACGCTCAAGCGTGCGTTCACCAACCTGACGGCTTCTGGTTCTGTTGCAAACGGTAGTGGAACCACTAATACCTACACGCAGACCAGCGTCCGCACCTTCAACCAAGACCTGGCTAGCGACACATTCAAGTCTTCAATCGACATTTTCGAGGGCGACTTTGGACGGCTTATTTTGCATCCGTCTACTTTTGTGGGTGGTAAAGATGGAACCACGTTTGTTGCTCAAGCCACCAAGGGCTACATCATCCCCATGGACATGGTCGAGGTGCGCTATGCCAAGTTGCCCCAGGTTAAGACGCTGCCTGACGCCGGCGGCGGTCCTGCTCGTTTGGTTGAAGCTATCGCTGGTCTGGTTTGTAAGAACCCGTCTGGCTTCGGTATGTTCAACGGTACAACCTAATCTTTGGTTGCAAATTGGGGGAGGCTACTGGAAATTTCCGGGGGCCTCCCTTCTTTTTTAGAATGAAACCAACCGCATCTTCAGTCATCGCAAACGCTCTGGACGATCTTCCCGGAGAACTCCGCATTGCAGTCATCAAAGAGTTCCAGAAAGGCATCCAGAAGGACTGGGTGAAGGCTGGAATAGACCAGAAGCGCATCGCCAAGGATTCTCAACGAGACATACGGTCTATTGATGGCATCGGACGATTGCGGATGCGTATTGACCCAACCCTCTACCACGCCTGGGGCACTCGCCTCGGGTACGATTGCTGGAGGGATGGCCAGTTCCTGCGAGAGGTCGAGCGCGACAATCCCGAGGTGCGTGTAAAATCGGGAGGTACTCGCTTGCAAGTTGGGTTTGAAGGAGCCAAAAGAAGCAGTCAGAAATTTCCATTATGAATGTTGGATCTAATCGTCAGCTCGCCGGCGAATACGGTGGCAAGTACATCTCCAGTGCATCCGGCACTGTGACCGGTAACTTCCAGTCCATCCACGCGCTTGAGATCACCATCCTCGGCGCTACCGTGTCCAACATCACCAACTTTCCCGCTGGCGTGACGATACAGGCTGGCGATGAGCTTCCGGGTGTGTGGACCTCAATTGCGATTTCAAGCGGCTCTGTGGTGGCCTACAACCGTAAGTACGGCTGATAATGGCACGCCTTGGACTAGGACTAGGACTAGGATCCTACCGGCGCATTGGCGCTGGTGGAGTTCCGCCTGATCCTCCCATCGAGCGGCGCGACATCCTTTGCGAGAACGGCGACTACCTGGTGCAAGAAGACGGCGGTCACCTGGTCATCACTTTTGGAACATTCGATTCTCTCCTGGCTGAAAGCGGTGAGTTTTTGGTGCAGGAGGATCTCGGTAAACTCGTTTTAGCAATTTACTAATATGGCAGACCTTAAGATTTCACAACTTGGTTCAATAGTCACCGTTGTCCCGGCAACCGATGTGTTGCCCGTGGTTCAAGGTGGAACAACGTATAAAATCACCCCCAACCAGATCCTAGGCTCCGGCGGCCCCGCCACCCTCGCCTCCGCCACCATCACCGGCGCGGCTACGGTGGGTACGACGCTGGGTGTGACTGGAGCTTCTACCCTCGCCTCCGCCACCATTACCGGCGATCTGACGGTGGACACGAGTACGCTGAAGGTTGATTCGACGAACAATCGGGTGGGTATTGGTACGGCGAGTCCCGTAAATCCGTTTGACGTTACTTCAACCTCAGGAACCCTCGCTGTTTTTAAGCGAACAGGATCAAACGGTGCATTTATTGGACTAGAAGACGGTTCTGGTTCTGGATTAGCATATCTTGGAGTTACCAGCGGAACTTTTGCAATTCAGACTTCCGGCTCTAGTTATTCTAATAAATATACTATCGCTTCCGATGGTACTGCCACTTGGTCCGTAGCTGGCACCACCGCCATGACCCTCAACTCTACGGGGTTGGGGATTGGTGATTCACCTAATCGCAATTTGGATGTAAGAAAAGACCAGTCCGCCGCAACTATTGCCCGAGTTCAGAATCAATCGGTCAATGCTGCTGCTTATTCTGAAATCAATCTTGCAGCAAGCGGAAATAATTGGGGCATTAGAGTTGGTTCTTCCGCTGCGAATAGCAACAAACTCCAGTTTGTTTTAGATCCGGGTGGAAGCAGCATGATCGCTGCTACAATCGATACGACTGGTAATTTGCTAGTTGCTAAGACTGCGCCCAGCGGAACGACTCTCGGTTGCGAGCTTACAGCAACCGGCGTAATTAACGGTGCATCAGCTAACGCTGACAATCTCAACATTTACAATACGACTGCTGCTGCATACAGGTTCTATGTCAATGCTGCTGGAACCATCTTCGCCACCAACACGACCATCTCTGCCATCTCCGATGCTCGCTTTAAGGAGAACGTGCAGGATATTGACGTTGGACTCGGTGCGATTCTCGCTCTCAAGCCGCGCAAGTTTGATTGGAAGGCCGGTAAGGGTAAGAACATTAAGGGAGACAGAGGCTTCATCGCTCAGGAGTTTGAAACCGTGTTCCCGAACCTCATCGACGAGTGGAAGGACGCTGCGCCCGAAGGCGAAGCTCCCTACAAGTCCGTTCGCCAAGACCTTATTCCGGTGCTTGTGAAAGCCATTCAGGAACTCACCGCCCGCGTCCAAACCCTCGAAGCCCGCTAATTTATGATTATCCTCTGGATCATCGAACGCCTTCTCGTTAAGCCCATCGAAGGCTCTGAAACAAATGTCGTAATCACCGCCGATTGGCGATGCAACGGCACCGACGAAACCTACAACGGCACTTGCTACGGCTCCTGCTCGTTCCAGCCGCCGTCTGGTGAGTTCACGCCATATCCTGATCTGACGCAGGAACAGGTGCTTGGTTGGTGCTACGCCAACGGAGTCGATCAAGCGGCTATTGAGGTGAACGTCTCAATGCAGATCGAGAATCAGATCAATCCTCCTGTGATTGCTCCTCCGTTGCCGTGGGTGCCGGTGCCGCCTCCGGTTGTGGTTGCGGAGCCTGTGGTTATCGCTGACGCTCCCGTCGTATGATCAAGATCGAACTCACGCAGGAGCAGGCCAATAGCCTCCTGCAACTCATCGACATCGCGGTTAAGGCTGGTGGCGTTGCTAACGCCCGTGCAGCCCTTCCGCTTGTGGACCTCATCCTCAACGCAGCACAGCCTAAATCCGAGTAATGGAACCAACGAACAGCAGCACCAGCCCTGGACTCAGCCTAGCAGCAGCAGCAGGGGCGACTGCTGCATCATTCCTGCCAATCCTAACCGATTGGGTGCGACTGGTGACCGCTGTGGTTGGTCTCTTGTGCGCCATCTACGGAGCCTATAGGCTGTTCAAATCCAAATGAAAAACACAAAAACAACTCTCGCTGGTGTTGGTGCAATCCTCGTCGCTGTTGGTGGTGCCCTTCGGGCTGCCTTCGACGGTGACGCAAGCACCAACATCGACATCGCTTCGACCATCGCCGCGGTGACCGCTGGTATCGGCCTCATCCTGGCTAAGGATGCCACCGAGAAGCCTCTGGTGATCGAAACTAAACCGTGAATTGGGTCTACCAGATCCTCAAGGCTCTGCTCGACTGGATCCGAGAAACACCACCTACCGATGTTCAACACGGCCAAGCGCCTCAACCCCTCAAGGATGATCTGGCTGCTCGTGTTGCCGATCTGCCTGGGTTGCCAGATGACCAGGGTGGTCCTGGTTCCAAGCGGTGATCCGGTAATGCTGGCCAAGCCTACAACGGCCAGCGTCTATGCTTTCGATGCCGATAAGAAGCTGGTCGGGCCATCCACCGTCACTCTGCCGGCAGGTTGGTATGTTTTACCGAAGAGCCAATGATCAACTACAAGGGAAACAAGTTCTCGGGCTATAACAAGCCCAAGGCCACCCCCGGCGAAAGCAAGAAGTCCGCGGTGCTCGCTAAGGAAAACGGCAAGGTTGCCCTGGTGCGTTTCGGCGACCCGGGCATGACCATCAAGAAGCACATCCCGGATAACAAGAAGAGCTTCAACGCCCGTCACGGCTGCGACAACCCCGGCACCAAACTCTCCGCCAAGTACTGGGCCTGCAAATCCTGGAAGTAACCAATGAGAACCGTCACCTACGACTATGTCCTGCAACGTGCCTGTGAGCTCACTGGGCGCGTTTTCTCATCGCTAACGACCGAGGAGTCCAATCTCTTCCGCACGTTCATCTCCATGTCACTGAGGAGCGCTTGGGAGTGTTTCAACTGGCCCGAGCAGACCGTGTATCAACAGGAGTTTTTTGCGGCCAACTACAGCGCGGCGCAGGTCTACTCCGGTGGCATGGTGGTCTACTACCCCACCGAGCAGAAATACTACCAGTACGTTGGGGCCATCAACTCCAACAACCCTCCGACTCTCAACGGACCTGGAGGTACACTGAACTCCCAATACTGGGGGATGGCACAGCCGAGCTACGGCAGCACTGCGACCTGGGACACGACGACCGTCTACAACATCGGCGACATCGTCCTGTATCCCGAGGACCAGGAATACTACCAGCTCTTTGCGACTGCTTCCGCCGGAACTGTTCCCACCAACGCTTCCTTCTGGGGACAACTGAACAAGTTCCTTCGATACGTCAACCAGCAGACCAACCCAGATGGGACTACCCGGGCTGTTCAGATCGGCGAGACCTTCTCGGTATGGCCTGCCGATCCTCGGATCACCTGGAGGCAGCAGGAGCCAGCCTACACGCTCACCGACGATGGCATCCTGGTGGGTGAGCAGCTCCCGTTTGTCTGGATTGAGTTTCGTAAGAGCCCTCCCCTGCTGTCGACCGCTGGTGAGGCGACCGCCTATGCTTTCCCATACAGGTTCTGCGAGGTGTGCAGTCTCAAGGCAGCCGGCCAGATGCTCCGGGTAGATGGCAAGGTCGACCTCGGGAACACCTTCCTTGAGCTTGGTGAAGTCGAGCTGACCAAGGAGATCGACAAGGTAGCTCTTCAAGAGAAGTATGTGCGCCAGATAATTGTCCCAGGTCGCTAATATGCCCGACTTACCCGAGATAATGTCGGTCGACGATGGCTTCAAGGGAGTCATCTCGCGCTTAGATCCTGCCCAGGTGCCGGCGCAGTACGTCAGCCAGGCGATCAACCGAATCTTCCAGAATCAGCTCATCACGAACAGGTGGGGCATTGTGCAGCCCAAGTGGGGCGGTAAATGGAGCACCTCCACGCGCAATGTCACGGTAACCTCAAACTCACAGACAACGATTGTCGTCAGCGGAACACAGATCCCCAACAACACGATAATCTGCTCGGACTCTAGCGCAAACTCGTTGGTGTTTCCTAATGGCACGCGCTGCTTGTTTGATGACAACACCAACTGCGTGATGTCCTCGGCGGCCATCTCTTTTGCAACTGCTCCGATTAACAGCAACATCCAGTTCTATTCTGGAACTAATGCATTCACCGACATCCTCGGTGTGCTGCCTTTCCGCGATCCTGACACCGGCTACCAAGCCCTAGTTGTAGCCACCAACGAGGCCCGTACATTGGCAACAGAAGATGGCGGTCAGGGCCGGATGTATCTGGTACGACCCAACCAGTCGGACCTGGAGATACCGCTAAACGGGCACGACATCTACAGCCCGGTGCGTTTGATGCAGGCGACCAATGCGGTGGTGATGTTGAGGCCTGGCAATGCCCGGTATTACTTCACCGGCGCTGATGTCAATGTGGCCAACAGTACGGTGACTCTAAACGTCCCACCTGACATGGAGTCCGGTGATCGGATTGAGGTTGTTCAGGTTGGTGTGGCTCCAAACCTGTGGAAAGTAGCATCGACCACAGCCGGACAAGGCTTCGCGATGTTCGTAAACGTGAAGGGCGGAGGAGTCTGCACGTTGCACCTAGCTCAAGGAGCCGCTCAAACCGGATCATCTCCGGTTGAACTTACGTCCGGTCTCACTAGTGCCAACCGGTACTACTTTGAGCTGTCAAACAACACCACCGGGTACGACGTAACGCAGGGCGTCAGCGACTTCTACAACGACGGCTTACCGTTGATAATGGAGGCCTCCTACAATGCTGGCGTGCCTATATCGGCGCTGGATAACGGTTTCAACCGGATTGCATCGGTCAATGCTATCGTAGCGTCATCAATTACGGACGACACGATCACGGTCCCGAACCATCCGTTTGTTGCCGGTGATCAGGTGACCATCAGTAATGTATCTGCAGGTGTTTCGAACGGAATCTACTACGTATTCCCTACTGACAAGAACTCGCTAAAGTTGTTTAGCGGATCTTCCGAGGAGCTTGATTCTCTCAACACGGCGGCAGTCGCTAACATAACCGCAACAGCCAGCGCAGTTACTGCCACTGGGACAGCAGTGCTTTCAGGGGCAACGGTTGGCTCAATCACTCTGGGAATCGGTGGTGCTGGTTACGCCACTGCTCCAGGTGTTTCATTTTCAGGCGGCGGTGGAAGCGGTGCTGTGGCTACAGCAACCGTCTCTGGCGGTAAAGTCACCGGGTTTACCGTGACAACACCTGGATCAGGGTACACTACGCCTCCAACGGTAACAGTTGTTGCTCCTGCTGGCCCTGGTGTAACTGCCTTGACCATCGTCAATCAGGGCGCTGGTTACGTGACCGCACCAGTCCCGGTAATAACTGGCGTAACAGGTGCAACCGCAACCACTACCATCACTGACGGCAAGGTCACCGCGGTCACTATCACCAACCCGGGGCATACCGCTACGTCAGTGGTTGTGACCGTACCCAAACCGTCGACTCTTACGGAGATCACGTCCGACACTATTACTGGCACGATCAAGAAGTCCTCTGCCTCCGGTGCCAACGTCCCTGCTGGCCGTGAGGGCCTGTACTTCCAGAACCGCCTGCTGCTTCTCTACGGTCCCGACTACCTGGCAGTGTCCGACGTGCTGGATCCGCTGCACTACAGCCCGATCCTGAATGAGTTTAAGCTCAACACCGGTGCCAATGACGCTGTGGTGGCCCTGTACCCGTTCAACACGACCACGCTGATAGTCTTCAAGGAACGGTCTATCTTGGCTGTAGAGAACCTCTACGGCGACCTGTCGACTACCCGGCTCACTGAGGTTACCAGGGAGTTTGGATGCATCAGCCAGGCGTCTATTGCGTCTACCGGGTCAGACATTGTCTTCCTTAGTCAGCGCGGTGTAATCAGCCTCAAGCAGACCGAGTTTGGCATCAGCCAGTCGGTGGTGCTGCCGCTGTCGGATCCGATTCAGGATGTCATTGAAGAGATCGACCAAGCCAACTGGGAAAAGTCATGTGGGGCCTATTTCAACAACCGGTACATCCTGAGCGTCCCGGTGGAAGGTGGCGACGGGACAAACCAACGCACCCTAGTCTACAACTTCCTCAACCAAGCGTGGGAAGGATACTGGGAAGGCTTGCTGCTTGTTCCACGGTATTACACTCGGCTGGTGGTCGCTGGCACCGACACGCTCTGCTGGGCTGACAACAGCGGGTTTATCCACAACTTCGACTATCAGGCGCTGCAGGATCGCAATCGTGTAGGCACGATCCAACAGATCGCCACCTCGGTCTCCTTCCGGGGCCATAGCGGTGACAAAAACCCCTATTCTCAAGGCAGCCCAACAAACAACAGCGTCGAACACAAGCAGTGGACCAACCTGCAGTTTGAGTTTGCCTCATGGAATCCGACTTATTCAATCACTGCCAACTTTGATGGTGTGAATGAGTCCTACCCGATTGCCACTAACGAGACCAAGAGCCGCACGGCCTACTACATCTATGGCAGCGGAACCTACGTCACCAACAACTCCGGGAACAACTTCCTCGACCCATATCGCGAGGATTACTCTACATTGCCGGGTATTCGATGTAACACTGCCGGATTCCAAGCGGGGCTTGTACAATCGTTCTCGCAGAAGGCTCGCTTGCGCCGCCACTCCATTACCATGCAGCCTGTGGTTACCACTACCACCGGTGCGTTGAATATCTACAGCGTCAAATCCATCGCAATCCCTTTCCGACTCTACGGCAAAACCGACGTCTAACCTATGCCACTCTTTGTAACCGTCACGCCAGGAACCACCGTCACCAGCTCCACCACGCTGGATGCGTCCACTCTCAACCTGCTAGGCACGCCCAGTGTCGACGTCACCGGTACGGTAGATGGTGGGTCGATAACGCTCGGATCTCAGTCTGTACCACTTCCTTCGTTATTCGCTCAGAACGATCAGACAATAGTTGGCAACGGGTTAGGAACAGGTGCAAGCCCGGTAGCGCTTACGACGACCGACTTAGTGCTGACGGCAACGACCGTCAATATTAAGGATGGGGCTGTTACTGCGGCTAAAATAGCCACTAACACGATCACTGCCGATAAGCTGCTGCAAATTGATGGAACCACCCCAAAGATACTGGGAAGATTTACCACGGCAGTCGGAAACATTGAGACCAACCTAAGCGTTGGATCTAACCTTACTACGACTGGGAGTACGCTGAATGCGTTGAGGCCGGCGGTTGCTTCAACAACTGTACTTGCACAATCTGGTTATGGTGTTCCAACCACAAGGGCTACTCCTCAGGAAATCACCCCACTTACAACGTCAATAACCACTCAGACAGCTACGTCAAAGGTGCTTGTTACGTTTAATATATCGTATGCGCTTTCCGCTCTTGGAGCAAACTCTACAAAATACGCATTCATATTAACACGCACTGTTGCAAGCGTTGAAACAGAACTTGCAATACCTACAAGTCCTCAAGCCCTTCAGGTTTACGGAATTAAACCTGTCGGCATGAGCTTTTACGACTACCAACAGGTGTTTGATTGCATCCAGTTTTTAGATTCACCAGGAGCTGCTGCATCCGTAACATATAAACTAAAGATTTATGGCAGCACTCAAATCACATTAGCTTCAACCACTGGGTTTTTCCTAAACAGAACCAGCGCTGACGGAAATTTAGCTTACGCTACCCGCGCCACCTCCCAAGTAATCCTCCAAGAGATCCTGCCTTGATTCCCCTGATCACAGACTACCTGCTGCACAAGCTCCCGGACAGCTTTCGAGGCTGGACCCGTGAGGCTGTGGAGGACTATGTGATGTTTCATGCCGAGCAGAACACGCTCAAGGTGGCCCTGCAGGACGGGCACGTTGTCGCTGTGCTTGTAGGCTGGAGGCAGATGGGGCCGGAGCCTAAGGAGTGGACCTGGCAGAAGTCCGATCCCAATGGCGACCATTGGTACTGGCACCAGTTCGCTGCCGACTGCGCACTATTCGCGATGGCGGTGGCGGCTAAGTTCTTTCACGACGCACCGGAGTCGGCAATCCTCCCGGCTATCGGTTATCGCAACGGTAAACTAACCACCTACAAGAAAGGCTCGATGCCGATCTATAGGATGGCAGACAAAAAATATGGGAACCTCAGTTGAAGCACCAACACCACGGGATTACGGCAAGGAAACCGCTGACACACTCCGATCTCAGCTTGCCCTAGCGCCCGAGAAGTATGCTGCCGAGGCTAAGTATGCCCCGCAGTATCAACGGCTGCAGCTAGATATGCTGAAGTCGGCGACCCCGGAGCTGCTACAGCTCTACCGGGACCAGATCGCGCCGGCCATGGGCGAGGTCGAGGCCGCCGCACGCTCCCGTTCCCGAGCTGGCGACATTGCCGACATCTCAACTCTCGGTCCCCAGGCGCGTGCTGCAATCAAGGCTGCCTCGCCACAGCAGGCAGCACTAGCTGACAGTCTTACCGCCCAAGCTCAATCCGGTCTCAACGCTGGCTCCCGGCTAACGCCCGAGCAGCAGCGCCAGGTCGAGCAGCAGACCCGAGGCTCCTTTGCTGCCCGAGGCCTAGCAGGAAGCCCCACAGCCGGCCTACAGGAGGCTGTGCGCTCCCAGCTATCTGGAGCCGGAATGCAGCAACAACGCTCCCAGCAGGCCATGGGAGCCCTCGGGGCATCCCAAGGTGTGTATGGCGACGTGTTCCAACAGGTGTTGGGCAGGCCGTCCCAAGCATTTGCCGGGTCTCAAGGCTTCCTAGGCCAGGCCCAAGGATTCAACCCTGGGCAGTTGTTCAACCCCGAGTCGCAGTACGCCGCCAACTTGATCGGTGGTAACCAGCAGCAACAGCTTGCTGCCCGTACTGCTTCTGCAGCCAACTCCACCGCACTCATTGGTGCCGGTATGTCAGCGGCCTCTAGCCTATGAACTACGGATACCAAGGATCCATGCCCTACGGCCAGGGCGGTGGCATGAGTCAGTTTGCCCCCCAGATGCCTGCAATGCAGCCCGGCACCGGTTATGGTGCCCCGATGCAGCAGATGAACCCCATGAACACCGTTGCGGATGTCGAGGAACAGCGCAAACGGCTCAAGGCACTTGGCCTGGACGATTCGTTCATTGACGATGCTTTTGAGATGAAGCAGGGGATGTTTGAGAAGCGGGATGAGATGAAGGGCCAAGCCCTGGAGGCTATTGGAAGCGGTCTCAAAAGCGCCGGCAGTGGCATTGCAAGCGCCGCCTCTTCTGCTGGCTCTGGATTGGCTGGACTAGCATCTTCACTTTGATCCAACGATACCAGCGATGCATTGGACTCAAGCTCTTCAGGTTCAGATCCTGGCAGCTTGAGGCCTGGTGCTGCCCTGCTGGCGAGGTTATCCCGTCGCACACACACCAGTCATTCAGCTCCCGGATCATCCATGTCCTAGGGAGGATGCGTTGGACGATGGGCAACAAGTCGAAGCACGTCACCACCTGGCACTGTGGCTGGTCTAAGCCGGTGCCTGCCGGTGTGAGTCATTCAGCGGTTGCAGACACTTTCTCGGTGTTCCTGAACCTTGAACGGTGGCAATCCAAGCCGACATCTGCTGCAATCGACTTTCATCCAGCATGAACAAGCTCGGCCAGCTCTACTTTGACGCAGCAGGAGGCAACCACAACGCAGTGGTGTTCATCACTGCCTTCCATGCCTATTGCCATTCCATCGACGACCTGATTGATGGGGATGTGACTTTTAGCCCTGAGGCATTCCTGGATATCTTGATGCAGGCCAACAGCCTCTACTCGACCCCGTTCTACATCGACAACTGGTTCCGGCTGCAGCCCGTGATAGCCATGATCACCAGCACCTACGCAGATTCCGTTGCTTGGGAAAAAGCCGATGAGGAGTGGAAGCGTCAGACAGCCGATGTCCTACGGCTCTGTGGCAACGACATGATTCTACAAGTGGCTTGGATAATCGGTGGTTACAAGCACATGAGGGCTATCAGCTTGAAGTTGCGGGAGTTCGCATACCATTCTCAACACAGCTAAATCTATGGCACAATACGGCTACTCAACACCTTACAGCGGTCAACAGGTTGCGCCATTGCCTCCGGGCTACATGGAGGCTGCTACGGCTTCCGGCCGCAATCTGGCGATGGGCATCACCGCCATCGGTCAAGGCCTGGGCAAGGCGCTGGAACGCTACACCGAGAACAAGAAGGCGCATGAGGCTGCTGATCAAACGAATACCGCGGTGACGCAGATGTTCCTGCAGCAGATGGAGGCTGATCCAAAGGTGCAGGCTGTGCGATACTTTGAGGACACCGGCCAACTTCCCGCAGGTGTGGATGAGACGACGCTGAAGTCCTACGAGGCTCAGATGAAGCGTGATGCCGGGATGATCAGCAACTTGGTTGGAAGCAGCGCCAAATGGGCGGACATGAGCCTGACCAAGAAGAAGGCTGCGCTCGGTGATACCGTGACGATGCTCAACCAGTATCGGAACAACCAGCAGGACGATTTCAAGAACGAGGCGACTAGGCAGCAGTTGGCGATAGGTGCGTTGCAGTTGGGACAGGCTCAAAGAGAGGCAACTGCCGCTCCGTTTTTCACGCAGGCGCTTTCCGACGTCATGTCAATGCAGCCCGGTCAGGCTCCTTCCGTTCCGTACTCCAACGTGACGCAGGAGATGCTTGGAAAGTACGGCGACAAACTGACTCCGACCCAGATGCAGTCGTTGATTCCAATGATGCGCAGGATGGGGCAGACTATTCCTGCAAACATGACTGCGCTCGGTGCGACTATCGGACCCGAGGGGACCAAAGTGGAATACGGATTGCCGGCTACGGTCACCTCTATGCCTGTCCCAGGCACTGACTACGTTCAGCCAATGATTTCAGGGAAGGCAGCCGGCGCACCAATTAAAGCTCAACCAAAGATTCAGGCCGAAATTGATAAACTTCCTGAAGCCCAGCAGAAATGGGCAAACGATACACTTAGCGATATTAATAAGAACCCGCAAATCAAGGCAGTTGGAGAACAGTTCAAGAATCTGATGGAGATAAAGGAACTGGGAACAACCCCTTCCGATGATATTGCGCTGATCTTCAAGTACATGAAGACGCTAGATCCCACTAGCGTTGTCCGTGACAACGAATTCCAAACCGTAGGAAACGCTGGAGGTCTTCCTACTCAAATTCAAAACATCTACAACAGCTACACCACCGGAAACAAGCTGACCCCTGAAATCCGGAGAGATATCAAAAAGTCTGCTGACTCAATCGTGCGTGGTTCGCTCAAAGCTGTTGAGTCGACGATTAGTGATACTGTAAGTCAGGCGAAGTATCGTGGAGTGCCTGAAATGCTAATCCTTCCTGAGAGCTCATTGAAGGCGTGGAGGTCAATGTCTGCTCAAAGCGCTGCGGAATCTATGCAGCGTTTCCAATCGCCCGAAGATATGCGTGCTCAAGGCATTAAGCGCGGCCTTGTTTTCAATCCTGCCACCGGGAAATACCAAGAATTTCAAGACTGACCTATGCCATTCGTTGAAGGCGGAATTGTTGTCGATGAAGAGCCACAGCAACAGGCCTCGCCTCAGATGGCGCAAGGCGGTTTTGTGCAGGGAGGAATCGAAGTCGATCCCACGCCTGAGGACTCTTATAACAAGGTGCTGCAGTTTCAAGGAGCGCAGACCGACTACACCCCGAGCAAGCAAGAGTTTCTCGACTACCTGAAGGTATCCAAGACCAAGCCACTGCTGGGCGAGAAGCCACTGGAAACCATTGGCACCGCTGCCGTCCAAACGGTGGAGGACATTGCCTCAATGCCTTACAAGCTGGGCGAGGCCATTGGGCAGTACATGGACCCTCCTGAAGGCGTCACACCGATGCAGCTTGCCGGTGGAACCGCTGCAGAAATCGCAGTCCAATCCAGACTCAAGGCCGAGAACATGGGCCGCGGACTGATCGACACCGCGCTGAACAAGCTGTCGGACATTACCGGAAAGCTCCGCAACGACGACGACAAGTACGAGGCCTTCCTTGCTGCTGCTGAGATCAAGCGGCAGTTGGCCCGTGCCAATGCACCAGGAGACCAGCGTGTTCCTGCCTCTCAGGATGTCTTGCAGGCCTATGGCATTCCCGAGGAAGCAATCAGCCAGGAGGGCCTTGATGTCGGTGGATTCCTTGCTGACCCGTCATCCATTGCTTTTGCCGGCGGTGGAAAGCTGGCGTCTGCATTGGCGCAGCGTGCTATCCCGCTAATCCCTCGGGCAGGGCAGATTCTCCAACGCACTGGCGAACGCATTTCAAACCTAGGCCGCGGCCCCGAAAACATAGCAGGCAGAATCACTGCCGGAGTCACTGGATCCGAGCAGATGGGTCAAGCGGTGCAGGAAGGCATCGCCAAAGGAACCACAGGAATCACCTTGGGTGAGGCTGCTGGCATCCCGCTTACCATGAATGTTCCTGGTCTAGGAACTGTTGCTAAGACAATCACTGCAACCAAGGGCCTAGGAGGGACCATGGAGACCGTTGGTGAGGCTGGAACTGTATCCGGTGGTCCAAGCCTTACGGCGACCCAGCGCGGCCTTCTGGGGGCTGGCGAGCGTATTGCCGCGGCTGAAGGCGCATCATCTAGGGCTCGGGCCTTAGGCACCGCTCTCGCCAGGAGCGGCCTTGAGACTCCGATAAGGGGAGCAGCAACGATTCTTTTGCCCATGGCAGGTGCTGGCGTTGCCGGCGGTGCCCTCGCTGCATTGACCGGAGAAGAAGGCGATGCTGTTGCCGCGGCTATTGGCAGCGGTGCTGGCTTTGGCGTTTTTGACGGTGGGTTCACGCTCGCTAAGGCTGTTCAAGCCAACGCATTCAATGGTGGGCGTGTCCGACAGACCGCGGTGGATGATCTCAACACTCGTCCCACCGACGTGCAGTTCACCTACATTGACCCGGTGGCCGGTGAGCAGACTGCGACCATCAAGGATTCCGAGGCACGCGCCACCCTGTACGGACGCCTCAACAACAAGCAGCTCACTAAGGCGCTGTCCGAGGTTGCAGGTGCTGAAGGCGCTGGAGTCGATGTCATCTTCCACACCGATGCAGACACGGTCCCTGCTGGACTGCAGAACGTGAATTATGCCGGTGTTGCAATCGGTCCCGACAACATCAAGAGCGGAAAGCCGACGATCCTGATTAATGTCGACAAGGCCAGCCCCGAAGCACTCCCGCATGAGATCCTGCACGCACGCATCACGCAGGACATGGTGAGTCAGCTTGGGGCTAAAGCCATCGACACTGCCTCTGCTGATCCCAACTTCCAGAGGCAATTCACCGACTTCGCTAACAAGTACGCCGACAAACTACAATCGGCTGGTGGGCGCGTGGTTGCTGACCGCATCCGCACTGAGCTCCGGGATGCTTTTGATCCTGCTCAACAACGGGCTCAAAAGGTTGAGTCTCTTAAACGCATCACCGATGAGTTTGCCGCGTACTACACGCAGGAAATGCTCAAAGGCAAAGACCCGAAGACGATGCTTCCGGGTCGCATTCCTTCCTTCATTGAGATGGCGCTGAACAACGCCAAGGAGGCTGTTTCGGAACGGTTCACTAGGCGTGCATTGCAGGCTGGTTTCGACCCTGTTGCCCGTACCTTCTACGACGCCAACGGACGGCGCATCAAGCTCGACTGGATGGAGGATGCCATCAAGAACCTGGTGACTCCGAAGGAGGGCTATGAGCCCACCGAGCAGCGGGTCGACATCAACAAGATGACCCAGGCGCAGCAGAATGCGGTCATCATGGCCCGAGGCTACTCGGACCTGTTTATGACTGCCCCAGATGGCAGTATCGTCAGGCCGTTGTCTAAGGCTGAACTCGCAGCCAAAACTGCTGACATAGCTAACCGCACGATGCGTGTCGTCGAGTCTGTTCCTCAGGCTGAACGCACCAGCATCTCGGGCATGGATGCCTACGGAAACCCGGTCATCGAAGGAAGACTTAGCCTGGCCGAGGCCGATGCAGTATCAAAGAGCGGTATATTCGGACCATCCTCTTCTAGGACACTGATCGACATCGCCACCGCAATCCGGGATGGCACGTTGATGGAAGGAAACTACTGGAAGGTCTACGGATCCACCGGGAAGTCTGGCGTGTTTGACGAGTCCCAGAAGCTGTTCCTGCCCTACGGCATCTCGATCAACAGCAAGGGCGGCGTCAACGTCAAGGTGGTCGACTGGGGCAAGGTGCAGGCCCGGATGTACAAGGCTCTCACCAAGCCGGCCTACAAGAGCCTGTTCAACAACTACGACCAGGCCATGTCCACGATGCGTGACGTGTACCTGAAGAACATTGCTGAGACCGGTGCTGTGCCTTCCGCTGAGGCGCTGGGTGGAGGCATCGATGGCGCTAAGAAGCGCAATATGTTCAACGAGATCATGGGTGCAGTTCCCAAGAAGGGGGACGTCATGGTCAACTTCCCGACTGCCGGCTACGTCGCCAACCGCAAGGGAGGATCGGTCTATCAGGATCTGCGTCTTGAGCGCATCCAGAATGCCGACTCCACTAAGGCTCAGATCCCCTGGACAGGCGACATGGGCGAGCAGTCGAGCTACCGCCGCACTCAGCTCAACTTCATGCCTGCAGAGGCCATTGGTGAGACCAGGGTCAGCACCGATGAGAATGGCGGTTATCGAATCTTGTCGAAGAACGGAAAGTTCCGCCTGTACGGCCCCGATGGATCAACCGTTGGGATCTTCGACACTCAGGAACAAGCCAAACTCAAAGCAGAAAAAGATTATGCCACTCAAACAAGGCTACAGCCAGAAGTCCGTCAGCAGCAACGTCCGCTCGGAGATGAAGGCCGGCAAGCCGCAGAAGCAGGCGGTCGCAATCGCGCTGTCGGTGGCCAAGAAGGCCAAGTCGAAAGCGGGGCGGTACGACAAGCGGGGGATGTAAGGTTCATGCCGGCTGAAGAGGAGGCGGCCAGAAAACAAGTTGCGGAAGGTCTTCCCCGGCGTGCATCTTTTGAAGCTCCAGGAGTTTCAAGGGATCAAAATGGAAACATCTACTTCAAAGGCAAAGAACCGAAAGACTGGACTCCAAAGGAGTTTGAGGAATACGGCAAAGCATTCGGCGTCGAAAACCTTGGACCTCTTTCAGAAATCACAAACATCCCCTCGGACGTGGCTGGAGATCCTGCGAGAATACCCGGCGGCCTTGAGGGCAAGTTCACGTACTACGATCTCCTCTGGCTCAAAACCAATCCGGTCGACGTAGCAAACCTGCCAGAGACCACGCACGCCAAGCTGACAGCCAAGCTGGCGGCGACAATGGCTCCCACACCTGGTGACAAGGTTTCCAGCTTCAACTCCATTGTCTTCGGGATGCTCTCCCCGAATGCTCCGTTGCTTCCCAATGAAATGGGGATGGCACGGTTGCGGTTTGGTTCGATGGAAGATGTGCGCAAATTTGCCAGTCTATACCCAGAGAACCCGACTAAAGAAAACCTGAAGGAGCTGAACCAACGACTCAAAAAGGAGCTAGGGTTCATCTCCGCTGGCAAGGGTGGCCTTGGCATTGCAATCACCGCGGACATATCGAACATCGTAAATGCCGCTCGGTTGTTCACCAAGAACCCAGACTTCTTCGTCAAAAAATCCAACGAATCTTGGGCAGACTTTGTCGACAAGCTGACAACTCAAATCAAAGGGTTTGGCACCAAGACAGGATCATTTGGATCTGTGTGGCAAGATCCGCTCAAGGCATCCATATCGGCCATGGACCGCCACATGGCTCGCATCTTTGGCCAGGAGCTGCTTGGAAACCCAGAGCTCCGCAAACGGTTTGAAGGCATCGTTGTCGACCGTTTCAATTCGATGCTGAAGAAGTCAAAGGAAGCCACATCGGCTTTCAATCGCCGGCTCAAAAATGCCGAGGAAAAAGGTAAGCGCATTGAGGAGATCAACAAGGACGACCCGAAAACGCTCAAGACGCTAAAGGCCAAAAACGATAAACGCATCAAGAGCATCAAAGCCGAAATGGCATCCACCTTGGATTCGTTGCCAGACCCAACGGCAACTCGGGCAAAAACTATTGATGACGTTCTAGGTCAAGCGCAAATCTACGGTGCTGATCGCGTCCAGAAATTCGTCAATGAGGCCGTGTTTGCTGCCATGGGCAGCCGCAAGGCAACGCTGATAGCCAAGAAAGGCGGCATCAACCCGAATGCTCCGGCGAACATTAAGTCGGTGGAGTGGGTTGAGACTCCAAAAGACTTCCAGGTAATGTCGGATTCCTACCGCTCAGCACTTGAGATCAACGAGCGCCGGGCAAACGAGCTTGGCGTTGCTGTCTTCCCGGCTCAATGGACCCTCTGGGATCGCATTCGGGGACGGGTTGAGCCGCATGAGGTCATGTTCCCTGGGCTCGACAAATTGCCTGCCTTGAACGACCGGCAACTGGGCGAAGCGCAGAAAGCAAACAAGGCTGCCGGATACGGAAGCACGCCGGAGGCAGGCGAGAAATGGAAACGAAAGCAAATTGACTCCCCCTCTCGACTGGCGTATTTCATGCCAGCAGGCGAGGGAGAAAAACTTTATGAACAAGGACGACCCGAACAGGGAGGAGACCGAGGAGGACGGCTACCGCGCGGAAGCTATACGCCGCTTGATGGTGCTCCGAATGTCGCGGGTGCGACCGGACCAGCGCCAGGACTCGTGGATGTTGCGAGATCTTATGCCGCTGCCGCCGGGATTTCCCACCGGCGACAAGCCGTCTACGTCGAAGTAGACGAGGCCCGAGCTCGGCGTCTTGCCGATGCGTATGCGGAGATGAAGCACGCACCTCAAGACCCTAAGGTCCAAGAGGCATACGCGGATATGATCCGCCAGACAAAAGATCAGTATCAGGCACTTGTTGACGCTGGGTACGAGTTTAGTTTTTTTGATAGTTCCAGCGACCCGTATAAGGGGAATCCATCAGCAGCCATGCGTGACCTTCGTGCGAATAAACGCATGGCTGTATATGGCACTTATGACGGCTACGGAACGGAAGGCATTACAGGAGCGGAGATTAAAGGCAACCCAATGCTAGAGCCAACCGGGCTCACCTGGCCAGATCAGCGTGGCGTCATGCATCCTGTAGTGGCAAACGATCTGTTCCGAGCTGTTCACGATGCGTTTGGACATGGATTAGAAGGCGCAAGTTTCCGAGCGCGAGGCGAGGAAAATGCATGGCAAGCTCATGTCCGGTTATTTACCGGGCCGGCCATAGCAGCAATTACCAGCGAAACCCGCGGTCAAAACAGTTGGTTAAATTACGGTCCTCATGGCGAACGTAATCGAACAGCAAAACTTGAGGACACTGTGTTTTCTCCGCAGAAGACCGGACTCATGCCGGATTGGACTTGGACCGAAGGCCTAGCACCGGACGAGGGGGCTTCTGTTGAGGGCCAGCGCTATATGCCGGAGACAATCCAGCGTGATGTAGGCCGCAATCAGGACTTCGCCAACCCGCCTACAGACACCGAGGCTGTCGATGCTTTGAGCTCGGAGAAGAAGGCAAAGTTTGGTGCTGCTAGAAGCATCAAGCCGGGCACACAGGTGGCCGCACGCATCGACATCCCGGCCTTCCTTAGAACGGGCAAATATGTGGTTGCTGTGCATGAGCCCGATGGCGCTGCAGGTGGCCCAGGCAAGGTCATTGGGTACGATACCGTGACCCGTTTGCAGAACCCGAAGTTTGTGGTCAAGCCAGGCGTGCAGCGGATTTACGAGGGCAAGTCCGCCAAGTTCCCGGTGGCAACGGTCGACGGCAAGATCATGGCTGACCGATCCATACCGGATGACTTGGAGAACTATGTGGCAGTTGGAATGGACCCGAAGGAACACGCCTTCTTCTACGACAAGCGCACCGACCAGCCTGTCATCGGTGGCTCTGAGGCTGTGAGCGTAGGCAACACGGTGTTTGTGAAGAACCCGGTGTACGGTAAGCCCGAGGACTTCCGCTATATGCCCTCCCCCGACTCCGCCATGCCCGGTGCCTACTCGTTCCCCGGTGGCTACCGTGCCCTCCCAGGCAAGGCCAAGGGCTCACTTCGCCTCTACGGCCCCGCAGGCAGCCTCATAGGCATCGCCAGCAGCCTTGACGAAGCCCAGCGCATCCTTCGACGTAAGAACAAATGAGCTACGATTCCCAGACCAGCACCACCCTGATCAACAGGCTCAGGAAGGACGTCGACAGCCTGACTCTCAAGGTGGCTGTCCTCACTGACAGCAAGACCTCGGGCACTAGTGGTGGCAACGGTGTGGCGACTACCTGGTCGACCAGGACGCTCAACACCATTGCCGTCGATCCCAACGGGCTCATCCTCGACCTGACTGCCAACCAGTTTAAGTTGGCGGCGGGAGCCTACCAGATCCGGGCCATGGCTGCCTTCCTGCACACTGGGCACACCAGGATTCGGATCTACGACGTCACAGCCAGTGCAGAGGCCACTGCTAGTGCTGGGTCACCGGTCGATGTGATCATTGGTTACGGCGTGTCGGTAGATGTGAGCAATCAGTCAAACACCTACAACGACATAAATGTCCGAGTACAGCCCCACAAGGACAATGTCTATAGGCTTGAATACTACATCTCGGCAGCAGGCGCTGATCACCTCGGTGTTGCTGCTGGCCTCACAGGTATCCCGGAAATCTTCGCCATCTGCGAGATCACCAGGCTAGACACCGGCCTGACCAAGCCCTCCGGTGGATCGGGCATCCAAGGCGCACCTGGCCCGGCTGGACCTGTAGGCCCTGCTGGACCCCCGGGACCGGCTGGAGGCGGAACGGTTACGCAGGTATCTGTGGTCACGGCAAACGGCGTGTCGGGCTCCGTAGCAACGTCCACAACGACCCCGGCCATCACTCTAACCCTGGGAGCAATCACTCCCACCAGTGTGACTGCATCAGGTGCAATATCTGCCGGTGCTACGGTCACGGGCTCCAACCTTTCAGGCGTCAACACCGGCGACCAGGTGATCATCCTGAGCGGCGACCGGATGCTGACCGAGGGCAGCGACTTCCTGATCACCGAGTCCGGCGACTACATCCTGGAGACAGGTGACGTGACCGGGCAGGGCACAGGCCGCATCCCGGCTGTGATCACCCCGCAGGCTGTCACGTACGACAAAATGCAGTATGTGAGCGCTACCGACAGGCTGTTGGGCCGTCAATCTGCAGGGCCAGGGCTGATCGAAGAGATCACCTGCACCGCGGCAGGCCGGGCTATCCTGGACGACGCTAGTGCTGCAGATCAACGAACCACACTTGGGGCTGTCCCAGTGGGGCCGATCACGACCTCGGGCCTCACGGTGGTCACCGCTAACCGCCTGCTGGGTAGGGTTAACAGTGCGGGAGCAGTGGAGGAGATCAGTCTCGGCACCGGGATCTCGTTTGCCGGCACAGTGCTCTCGGCCACAGGCACCGGGGGAACGGTGACCAACCTCACGGTGACTCCTTCCGATGGCATCACAGCCTCGGTAGGCACTTCAACAACGACCCCGGCCATCTCGCTAGGCCTGGGAGCAATCACGCCCACCTCGGTAGCCTCCACCGGTACGGTGACCGGCACCAACCTTAGCGGTACGCACACAGGCACATCCTCAGGCACTAACACCGGTGACCAGACCATCACGCTGACCGGGCCGGTGACAGGCAGCGGAACAGGCTCCTTCGCTACCACGATCACCAATGGCGCGGTGACCTACGACAAGATCCAGTCGACTTCTGCTATCAAGCGCTTGCTCGGCTCCGATGATACGGGCAACAGCGTTCAGGAAATCATCTTGGGCTCAAACCTCTCGATGACAGGCAACACGCTGTCAGCCTCGGCGCCAGGCACGGGCACGGTGACCAGCGTCAATGCCGATGGCTCGACCACGGGAATGAGCTTCACAGGCGGCCCGATAACCACTTCGGGCACTCTTACCCTCGGCGGCACTTTGGCGCTCACCAATGGCGGTACAGGAGCAACCAGCGCGGCTACAGCCCTTACTTCGTTGGGAGCCTATCCCGCGGCCAACCCCAGTGGGTACACCAGCAACGCCGGCACGGTCACCACGACCTCGGTAGTTACAGCAAACGGAGTCAGCGGTACGGTGGCCAATGACACTACTACCCCGGCTATCACGATTGTTCTGGGGGCCATCGTGCCCACCTCGGTGGCTGCATCAGGCACGGTCACTGGAAGCAACTTGAGCGGCACGTCCTCGGGCACCAACACTGGTGACCAGACGATTACGCTCACCGGTGATGTCGGTGGGTCTGGCACCGGGTCATTCGCTGCGACCATTGCGGCGAACGCGGTCACCTACGGCAAGATCCAGGCGGTCGCTGCTTCATCAAAGCTACTGGGCAGCACTGCATCCGGTACAGCGGTGGCAGAAATTACCCTGGGCACGAACCTGTCAATGACAGGCAGCACACTGAATGCGGCTGGTGGTGGAGGTGGTGGAACGGTGACGAGTGTGGGCGTGTCCGGGGCTGGCTTAGGTGTGACCAACCCGAACACGACTCCGGTCATTTCACAAAGTGCTGCATCCAGTGTAAACGATGGGTTTATGAGCATCGCCTATGCTTCCAAGCTGGATGGCATAGCTGCAGGTGCCAGCGTGACATCTGTCGCTGCATCGGGTGGGACCACCGGCCTTTCATTCACTGGCGGACCAATCACTGGCTCTGGTACGCTGATAATGAACGGCACGTTGAATGCCGACTCTGGTGGGACCGGACACACCGCACCAACCGTGAACGGGCTGTTGCTCATCGGCGATGCGGTTGATGAGGAATGGGATAAGGCCACACTGACCGCAGGCACCGGAATCACGATCACCAATGGCCAGGGATCAATTACGATTGCGGCGACAGGATCAGGATCAGGCGACGTGGTTGGGCCCAGCGTATCGGTCGATGGGGATGTAGCTGTTTTTAACGGCACCACTGGCAAGATCATCAAAGTGGGCACGACTACGGGCACCGGTAACTTGGTGCGTGCAACGTCCCCAACGCTTGTGACACCGGTCCTTGGGACACCTTCCTCAGGCACACTGACCAACTGCACCTTCCCTGTAGCCATTCAAAACACCGGGATAACCTGTGCAACCGCCCGGGTGCTTGGGCGCAGCACGGCAGGCACAGGCAGTGTGGAGCAGCTTACGCTAGGGTCAGGCCTGTCGCTGAGTGGCGGCGTGCTAAACGCTGTTGGTACGGGCTCAGGCAACGTGGTGGGGCCATCCTCGTCCGGCATAAACAGGATCGCTAGGTTCGTTGATACTACCGGAACAGAGATCGGACCCGGTGCTTGGTCAGATGACTCCACCGACTTTTATGGAACGGCTGGAGCAACAACGATGCAGTTCGGATTTGCGTGGATTCCGGCTGCCTCAGGTGCGCCCACCGGAGTTGTATCGCAGGCAGGAACGCTCACCGGACGTGTTCCGCTTTACTACGACACGAACAGTGAGACACTCTACGTCTACACTAGCTCGACATGGAAACCAGTCTGAGCTTTTGCCTACCCCCATGAAACACACCTTCCCCTGCGTCGAATCAATGCGGCGCGTCCCTCTCAGCAATGGCCGAGTAATCCGAGTCTGGCGCGACCGTACCACCGAGCTCCTGGCTGCCTCGTACGACGATGCCGATATCGTTTCGACCTGCATTGCCCAGGCAAACAACGACACTCTGCTCCTGTCTTCACTGGCCAAACTCAAGGGAGTCAACGCTGTCGAACTGACCGACAGCAATGGCCAGGGCACCGTGGTTTACCCCATCTGGCCGTGAATCACCACAATCGCACCAACCGGTCGATAGTGGTCGAAATTTTGGCCGATACTGCGGAGCTACGGATGGGTGAGATCAAGTGGCCGGTGGTGGTCTACCGACGCGTTGACACCGGCAAGATCTACGTGCGCCCGAAGGCGGAGTTTGAGGCCAAGTTCGTTTCCGAGTAACCCCTGTTTGACCCGCGTAAACATTGGGTTTTCTTTCAAATCTACAGAAAAGAGTAAATTGCTGTAGACGGTAATCATGGTCTGGGTCATCTTCAACCCATGACCGACAGCGACTTGTTAAACATTGCAGCCGATACCAAATGCCTGCAGGACGTCGATAATCTTCAACCTACCAGGGCCGACAGCGACTTCCCGGGCGTCGATTTGGCAACATTAATCAACACTCCAAAAATCAAATGCGTATGTGGAATGATTGCGAAAGGCTTAACTCTTATCATGAACAATAACCATGGAGTTAAGATTGGAGATAAGTGGTGGCATTACCGCAAGTGCCCAGGATGCGGAAGGCACAACCTGTTGGGTGAGCACATACCGGTAAAAAGCATCAGAAAGAAAAAGTAATTTAGCCCCGGGTGGGGCAAATACCACCCCTAGGGGCGCGACTGGTTAACGCGCACACTTTCCAAACCATGACCACTCTCTCCAACCTCATCTCGGCCCTGATCATCGTAGAGTCCTCGGGCAACGATCAGGCCATCGGCGACAACGGACGCGCTGTAGGCCCCCTGCAGATCCACCGCGGTGTGGTGCAGGATGTGAACCGATTCACAGGGTCGCATTACCGCTGGGAGGCTATGACCAACCGAGTGCAGGCCCGGGCGGTGTGCGAGGCCTACCTCCGGCACTACGGCAAGGGCTGCACTACCGAACAGTTAGCCCGTAAGTGGAACGGAGGCGGTCCCAGGGGCGAGAAGAAGCAAGCCACCGAGGCTTATTGGAACAAAGTCCGCAAGCATCTGTAATGAAACCAAAGACCATCAACGTGACCACCGACACACACAAAACCCTGCGAGCCTACTGCCTGGCCGCCGGCCTAAAAATGCAGGCGGTAGCCGACAAGGCCATTCAGGCCTGGCTACGAAAGGCTGCTAAGTGAAACGGATCTTGGCCATCGACCCAGGGATGTCCGGCGGTATCGCCTACCACGGGCACGGGGGCATCATCCTAGATTCCATGCCTACCACCGATCAGGATATATGCACGCTGATCATCGACCGCCTTGGGATCTCGGATGTGGTGTACCTTGAAAAGGTGGGTGGATACGCCGGCGGCAAAGGCGCACCTGGGAGCGCGATGTTTAACTTCGGTCGCAACGTGGGCTTCCTGTTGGGGCTCATCGCCAGCACCAAAACAAGGCTGATCGAAGTGCCACCCCAACGCTGGCAAAAGACTCTCCAATGCGGCGTTAAAGCCACCTACGGCACTGGCTGGAAGGGCCACCTCAAACAGATAGCCCAGCAGCGCCATCCTCGCCTATCAATCACACTCAAGACCGCGGATGCTTTGTTGATACTTGAACACGCTCTAATAGCGGAGGGAGTTAAATGAACATCGACATGGGCAAGGCTGTGATTGAGCACGGGAGGAACAGCCGGTGAGTTACACATACAGAACCGACAAGCTATTGGATGCAATTGGCAACTCTCAGGGATTGGTAAATCAACGAAACTGCCCAAAACAATGGGTTGGATTTGCAATAGAATTGGAAACCGAGCTGCAAGAAGCAGAATTTGAGATTGAGCGTCTCAGCAAATCAAACCTAGAGCTCCGTAAAGATGCTGAGGAGGCGAAGCAACTGATCCAAGAGCTGAATCAACGTGTGAAGAATTACAGCGATCAGATCTTAATGCTGTCAGAGCTTACCGAACGCTTGCGGAGATATTCTGACACTGCTGATCTATACAGAAAAAAGAACGAACGGCTAACCAAGAAAGTGAAGCAGCTCTACAAAGGCGCAGAGGAACAGAAGCAACGCATCAAGCAACTGGAGTAATCACGATGAATATAGAACAAACAATAGAAGCCATCCGTATCATGCAGGCATTTGTGCATGGGAAGGAACTACAGGTTTTAAATCCGGTTGGAAAATGGGAGGAATCGAAATGAACGATCATATTCCTGACCTCACGAAAATGATCAGCGACACGCCCATCTCAGACAGCACTCCGCATAGCGTAGGCGATCTAGCGATGGTATGCAGAAGGCTAGAACGCAAACTAGCCGCGACTCGGAAGT